AAGTATTCAACAAGGCACTTAAGGCTATGCCACGTAAGTACAAGCAACGTCGTGGAGACCTTCGCTTCCTTGCTGGATCAAACTTGATTCAGGATTTCCTATATGCTAACAGCATTGGAACAAACCAAACAATTCCACAAGATATCGCTTCAAGCGTAATCCGTGGTGGAGTTGCACCACTAGGTGGACCAGCAGGATACGTGGCACCATTCGCATTCGGTATTCCGATTGTTGAAGTTCCACTACTTAATGAGACACAGACTGGCACATACGCAACACCAACAGGTTCACATGGAGATATCCACTTGACATTCCCAAATAACGTAGTTATCGGTATCAAGCGTGATGTAACTGTTTACCGCTTCTTCCAGCCACGTAAGGACACAATTGAGTACACAATGTATACTCGTGTTGGCGTTCAAATCGAGCAGGCAGACGCTTGGGTAGTTGTAAAGAACGTTAAGGTTGCTTCTTAATTAATTTAAGATAAAACCCTCGAAAGGCCCCTAATTAATTTTAGGGGCTTTTCATTTTAATTTATCAATGCTATAATTGAAGAACCTAACAAAGGAGAAATATATGTCATTTGAGACATTGAAGGTCGCAGAACTCAGAAAAATTGCAGAGGACTTTGCAGTTGATACTGATGGTATTAAAAGTAAGACAGATATCGTAGCCGCTCTTGCGGAAGAGGGAGTCACTTGGTCTGTTTATCAAAAAACTATTAAAGATATCGAAGACGCAACAGATGAATTTAACGAAGACGCAGAAGAGATTCTTCCTAGATTTAGCCTAGATGCTCAGCCAGAAGATACAGTTCTAGTTAGAATGACTAGAGATAACTTCAGATACGATATCATTGGATTTACATTTACAAAAGAGCACCCTTTTATTGCAATGACAGAAGAGAATGCTCAAGAAATTTTTGATAAGGAGGAGGGCTTCAGATTAGCAACTCCAAAGGAAGTTCAGGAGTATTACAACTAATCTAAGCCTATAACATGGCAGAGATATACGTAAACAGCAATTCACCAATTAAGACAAAGATCTATTGGGAGGGTGAACTAATAACACCTTCAAGCGTCGTAACTGCAAAAATTTATGACGTTACAAAAGATCCAACCAATGTCATACTACCGACAACTATATTGACAACAATTAATGCAACGGCGGTAGAGACAGATATTGGAACCTATCAAATAGTGTTGCCATTTTCGTATTCGTCATATCCTAGAAACTTTAAGATTGTTTGGCAGTATACAGTTTATGGCGGTGGAGTAGGAACTCATACTACATATGCTAATGTAGTAACTCCTTATATCAACATAAACGAAGAGATAGAAGATTTAAACTTTGGGGCAGATCCAAGCGATCCAAACTATAAGACATATGCAAATCTTCAATCAGCTGAGAGATACGCTAGAAAGATAATCGAAGATTATACTAATCAAGATTTCTATCTATATACAGGCGAAGAGTCAATTTATGGCAACGAGTCAGATACTCTTCCTATGCCATCTAAAGTAAATAAGATATATAAGATTTACTCTAATGATATCCTTCTTGTAGACAACCTATCTACTCCTAAAGTTAATAACTGGTTGTATGATCCAATTGTTTCAGAAAGCGGATTTGCAATAAGAGTAGATAGAACTGACCTACTTGATAATGCAGTATATGTTGCAAATGGTTTGGTCCCCCCAACAATTACAGATACATTCTACGGAGTGTTTTCTAAAGATGTTAAGTATAGAGTAGTAGGACAATTTGGATGGGAATCAGTTCCTGACAAGGTCCAGCTTGCTACAGTTGAATTAATGAAAGACTATTTTTCAAAGGACAAGGTCTGGAGAAACAAGTACATTAAGTCTATTAAGACATTTGACTGGAGCTTTGAGTATAATGCATCGGCATCAAAGGGAACTGGCAATCTGTATGTAGACCAGCTTCTTAATCCGTATGTTATTACTCAAATGGTTCTGATCTAATGTATGCCATTATTGATTCAGTCTTCCCTATGCTTATGGATGTTTATAAGCAATTCGATACACAGGATGAGTCAACTGGCGCATTAAAAAAAGAGTGGCAATTTACTAGAACAGTACCATGCAGCGCTAAAGGTACAGTAAGCAACTCATCTTCAAGAACGGCTGGAGATAAGCAAGTCTTTTCTAATAAATATTTAAATGATCAGGTCCTACAAGTAAGAACTGCAACAAAGGTTACCTTTAGAGAAAAGATTACAAATATCAGAAATCTAGATGGCACCGTAATATGGGAAGAAATTAACTTTCCAAATAACACTCCGACAGTATTTGAAGTAATGGGTGTTGTTCCAATGACAGAACCATTAGGTGGAATTGTTGGATATAACGCCACTATAAAAAGATCGGAGAGTCAGGTAATTGGACAGTAGCGTAGCATTACTGCAAGCATCTAGCGGTCTAGAAAGATTGATGGCTGGATCAGTTCCAGGGGTAATCAAGGACAGCACAGTAGCCCAGATATCAGCATTCCTATACTATGAGGCTGCAGTCCTTTCTAAGCTGACATCAAATGCCGAATTTAAAAACTTATTTAAAACAACTATATTTAATCAAATAGAAAAAGACTTCGGTCAGTATGTAGATGCTCAGGCAAGAACAAAGCCTAAAAGCCTTCACCACGTATATGAGTGGAACAAGACAGGTAATCCCTCATTTAGATTATTTGATTTATATCTAATAGACACAGGCGGACTTTCATTTAGAATAGGTCGTGACTTTAAATTATCTAAATCAGCAGTTCCTTCTAAGAACAAAAAGCAAAAAAGAAAATATGTATTTAGTAATAAGGCTACCGTAATGGAAGAGGGAATGCCCGTAGTAATTCGCCCAAAGTCAGCAGAGCGCTTAGTATTTGAATTAGACGGTGCAACAGTCTTTATGCCTAAAGGAACCTCTGTGACCGTCAAGAGGCCTGGAGGCAGGGCGGCAACAAATCAGTTTGCTCTCACATATGGTAGATTTTTTGGCGGGCAACTAGTAAACTCTTCAATACGTTCATCTGGATTCCAAAGAATCTTCAATGCCAAGATCGCTAGAGCCCTCAATGTCCCAATTAATATTAAAAAGGTGCAGTATAGCTTCAGTGCTGGTAAAATAAGAATGCAGGCGGACGCAGCATTAAGTTCATCATTTGGAGGCTCACTATGACAGTAGATTATAAGATAGACGCAATGTTCGAGCTTCGCAAGTTCCTATGGGCACAATTAAAATTGACGGAAATGTTTAATCAGAACGATTATTACTCAGATAACCTTGGAACAGAGATAATTCCTATTGTCCCAGTCCAGCAATTGCCAGAAATGGATCAATTCCTAAATGGCAAGAAGCATATCGTATACGATAAGATCGGTTTATCATATGAGGAGAACTGGTTAATATGCTGTGAGAAGGTTTTGTTCACCATTTATTCAACAGATGTAACAGAAATCTATGAGATGAGAAACCTCATGACAGACCTTTTCAGAAGAATGGACGAATCTGCAAAGGATGTCAATGCCTCAAAAACTTCTAATAAATTAATTTTCCACAGTATTCATATCACAGAGACCTCTCCAATTGAGCCATCTCAAGAACTTCAGGGTTTCCTGTCAGCAGACGTAATACTAGAGGTCAAATACTCTAGAGTCACCGATAGACTAGGTAGATTTGCCTAGTTGCTTTTAAAGGCTTAATCCAGTAAAATTGGACATAAGAGGAAATGAGCCTAGCCAGCTTGATTTAAAGTAAGTCAATATATATATATTTATTTAACAGGAGGTTTTACAACATGGCACAAAACACAGGTAATGCTAGAAATATTCTTGTCGGTGCGTCACCACTATTCTTGTCAGTAGAAGATTCTACTACATCAGGATACGTAGAAAACTTGGTTCCAGGTACATCAGTATCAGGAGCAGTTGCACGTAACAAGACAGTTCCAGCATTTAAGAACGGTACAGCAGGCTCTGGAACACCAGTAGTCGGTTATGTAGCAGGTGAGTCATACATCACAACTCTTAACGGAGTAGATGTAGATAACGCAACATCATCAGCAACAACAGGTGCTGCATATCGTAACGTAGGATTTACAAACAATGGTCTTCAGATTACTTACAACCCATCATACGGTTCAGTAACAGTAGATCAGCTTCTTGATACAGCTAAGCTGTTCAAGGAAACAATGGAAGTTATGATTGCAACAGAAATGGCAGAAGGAACTCTTGAGAACGTTCTTGCCGTATTTGGTCAGTCACAATCAACTCTTACCGCAAACGGTAAGCAGCTAGGTCTTGCAGCAGGTGCACTAGGAGAAGCTCCAGTTGAGCGTCAGCTAGTTGCAATTGGACAGGCTCCAACAACTGCATCATCATCAAAGACAGAGCGTGTATATTATGCTCGTC